AGATGAATATTATGATTTATTTTCTGGTATACCAAATAATGCAGGTTCGGGTGTAACTGGAGATATAGACTTTACAACTGTTGGTCACTCAAGTGGTGATGCTTATTCCATTATATTAGTTTTAAATAAAAACTATTAATAAATGGCTACTAGGAAGCGAGCAAAACAAGTACGCAGAACAGTAGGAAAAGGGGGTAATTACCGCCCCACAAAAAAAGGGGCGGGAATGACCCGTAAGGGAATAAAAGCATATCGTAAAGCTAATCCTGGTTCAAAACTAAAAGGTGCAGTCACTGGCAAAGTTAAAAAAGGCAGTAAAGCTGCAAAAAGAAGAAAATCTTTTTGTGCAAGGTCTTTAGGACAACTTAAAAAAAGTTCAGCAAAAACAAGAAATAATCCCAACTCTAGAATTAGACAAGCTAGAAGAAGATGGAAGTGTTAAATGGCTAAATCTGACCCAAAAGTAGGCACTGGCAAAAAACCAAAAGGTTCTGGTCGAAGGTTATATACCGATGAAAACCCAAAAGATACAGTTTCAATTAAATATGCAACAGTGCAAGATGCAAGAGACACAGTTGCTAAAGTTAAAAAAACTAGAAAACCTTTTGCAAGGTTAATACAAATATTAACTGTAGGAGAACAAAGGTCTAAATATGGAGGTAAACCTAGGCAAGCAGAAATATTTAGAAGAGGTAAAGATGCGATTCGCAGAAAACATGGTAGAATTAAATAATGGCAAAACAAAAACTAAAAAAAGTAATTAAAGGTTTGCAGAAAGCGAGTAAAACACACGCAAAACAAGCAAAAACTTTACAGTCTATAAAAATGAAAAAAGGCGGAAAAGTTAAAAGTGGTGGCAAGATTTGTCCAGAAGGTAAAGCATGGGCTAAACGTACTTTTGATACATACCCTTCTGCATATGCAAATATGGCTGCATCAAAATATTGTAAAGACCCCAATTATGCAAAAGGTAGCAAAAAAAGAAAGAAAAAAGCAGCAGGTGGTTTTGTAGGAATAAGAGGTCAAGGCGCAGTTATGCGTGAAAGATTAAGATAATGGGACAATTAGCAGAGTGGAGAAAGCAAAACTGGGTCCGTATAGGTACAGATGGCTCAATAAAAGGGCCATGTGGCACTAGCAAAGATAAAAAAAATCCCGATAGATGTTTACCAGCTGCAAAAGCAAGAAGTTTATCAAAGTCAGAGAGGGCAACCACTGCAAAAAAAAAGAAACGTGAGGGTGCTAAAGGTAAAACTGTAGTAGCAAACACAAAAAAAGCCAGAGTTTCAGTCCAAAAAGGAGGACCAATGTTAAAAAATAAGAAAAAAGCAGATTTAGATAAAGATGGTAAAATATCTTCATACGAAATGAAAAGAGGCATGGCAATTGAAAAAGCAATGGCTAAACAAAACCGTGCTAAAATGAAAAAAGGTGGCTTCATTGCCAAAGGATGTGGAGCTGTAATGGACAACAAAAGAAAAGTTACTACTATAAGTTAGGAGATATTATGCCAAAGAAAAAATCTGAGGACCCAAAACTACAAGCAAGACTTAACGCAAAAGTAAGACCAGATGAGCCAGTATCTGATGAGCGTATTTATTACAATATGCCCAAGAAAAAAGCTCCTGCAAAAAAGAAAACACCTGCTAAAAAAGGCAGACCAAAGAAAAAGGATTAATTATGTTTAAAAGAACAAAATATTATGCTACTGGCGGACCTGCTAAAAAAACAAAATACATGGCAAAAGGCGGTAAGGCTTCCAAGTATATGGCTAAAGGCGGAAAAGCATCTAAGTATATGGCAAAAGGAGGCAAAGCTTCTAAATACATGGCGAAGGGTGGTAAAGCATCTAAGTACATGGCTAAAGGTGGTAAAGCTTCTAAATATATGGCTAAAGGGGGTAAGGCTAGTAAATATATGTCCAAAGGCGGGGCTTAATTAACAATATAAGATAAAGGGGGTTACTTTGTCGTATTTAATATCAAACATACCACAGTTTAAATGCTGGGTAAGAAAAGAATTTACAGCTAATCATCAAAAATATCATGGTGAATATTTGCACGCATTAGCTTTTGCAGTAAATACCATACCTGATAGGTCATTATCATTTCAGGTTGTCTTTACAGGCTGTGAGACTGATTTAGAGGACTATCCTGATGAAAATATACATGGAGGTGCCATGTGGGCAAGAATGCCAATACAGGCGCTTATAGCTGATAATCCTTTAGAAGAATGGCCTACACCTATGGAAGACCATTTAGCACAACCATGGGATTGTCTAAGTCATCATCATTCTGTAATAGTCTTAGATAGAGTAAGCTCTTCTCCATGGATATGTAAGATAGGAGGTGAATTTTATACAGGAACCTATATGTTTACTGTAGATTATACTGAAAATAGTATTGCCGATGATTCTGCACAACATAAACAAAGTCATGTGCTATACTTAACTGACGCTGGTGAATACACTGGTAATTTTGTTGCTTTACCAAATAATAGAGTTAGAGCAACTAATCCAGCATTATGGCGTGTAGGAGAGGGTCCACCAGATTTTTCTCCAAGCCAATGGATTCATTCTGCAGAAAAACATGATAGTTATATGGATTCTAACGTAACATTTGATAATCTATATAATCAAGATGATAGGAATAAATGATGGCATTATCTGGTAGTACAAACTTTGAACCAAACGTAACAGAATTTATTGAGGAGGCTTACGAAAGGTGCGGGGCAGAATTAAGAACAGGTTATGACTTAAAAACTGCAATTAGAAGTGTTAATTTAATGCTTGCAGAGTGGGCAAACAGAGGTCTAAATCAGTGGACTATTGAACAAGCCACACAAACTGTAACTGAGGGCACGACTGATTATTCATTAAATTCTAACGTTATAGATATACTAGATGTTGTTGTTAGAAGAACTGTAAACCAAACACAAACAGATATAAGCATGAATAGAATCAGTAGGTCTGAATATTTAAACATACCCAACAAAACAACTAAAGCAAGGCCTTCACAATTCTTTTTTGACAAGCTATCTACGCCATCACTAAAAATATGGCCTGCACCAGAAAATAGTACAGATGTATTAGTGTTTAATAAACTTGTAAGAATGGACGATGCAGACAAAGGCACAAACACTATGGATATGCCATTTAGGTTTTATCCATGTTTTGTGGCTGGTTTAGCTTATTACTTATCACAAAAAAAGAATCCACAACTTACACCACAACTAAAAGCTTTGTACGAAGAAGAGTTTAGAAGAGCTGCGGACCAAGATGAAGATAGAGCTTCATTTAGAGTAAGACCTGATATTAGGATGAATTAATGGCATATGCACTTGGTAAATTTGCTAGAGGTTTATGTGATAGATGTTCGTTTGAATATAAACTAAGTGAATTACGTGAAGAATGGAATGGTGCAAAAGTTTGTCCTAATTGTTATGAGCCAAAACATCCTCAACTAGAACCATTAACTGCTACAGCAGACCCCGAAGCTTTATATAAACCACGACCTAATAATGACCATGAAGAGGGAGAGGGGTTTGTGGTAGTAGTGCAATCTAATATTTTTAGACCTGATTATTTAAATTCATCTACTCTACCTACAAACTTTACAGTAAGTGAGATGACAGGCAATGTTGGCGAGGTTACAATAGTTACATGACATTATCAGAACTTAAAACATTAATACAAAATTACGTAGAAAATACTGAAACAACTTTCGTAAACACCCTAGATGATTTTATTAAAAATGCTGAAGAAAGAATATTTGAACTGGTTCAGTTTGATTTCTTTAGAAAAAATGTTACAGGAAATTTAACTACTGGTAATACATATTTAACAGCACCTACTGATTATCAAATGAGTTTTTCTTTAGCAATCATAGATTCAAATGGTGATTATAAGTATTTAGATAAAAAACATACCACTTTTATGCGTGAATTTTCTGTAGACCCAACGGATACTACAGAAAGAGGACAACCTCTTTATTATGCAGATTTTGATAAAGAGCTTTCTACAGCATCTAACAATGGCTCTACATTAATCGTTAGTCCTGTTCCTGACGCTGATTATAATGTTGAATTACATTATTTATTTAAACCTAACTCTTTAGTTACAGATACAACAGGCACCTGGATTTCTAATAATGCTAGAAATGCTTTGTTATATGGGTCTTTAGTTGAAGCAAATATATTTTTAAAAGGTGAAAGCGATATGCAACAGCAGTACGAGCAACGTTTTTTACTAGAAATTACAAGGCTTAAAAACCTTGCAGAAGCTCGCGGAAGGAGAGATGAATACCGTTATGATTCTTTGAGGACAACGGTATCTTAAAATAAATGGAACAACAAGAAAGTCTTAAAGGCAAATCAATTGCAATTGTCGGCATGGGTAAAAGTTGGTTTGACTATAATTTAGCAAAATCCCATGGAGTACACTTTGACGAGGTTTGGGCCATAAATGGCGTAGCATCCGTTATTTATCACGACAGGGTTTTTATGATGGACCCAGCATCTAGGTTTTTAGACACTGAAGATGCAGGTGGTCAAACAAAAAGTATGGCTGAGATGTTACAAGAACATGAAGGACCCATATACACTTGTGAATTAGATGATAGATGTCCTGGTCTTGTTGAGTATCCATTAGAGGAAGTAGTCCAATACTCAAACTGTCATTATCTTAACAATACAGTAGCCTACGCAGTAGCATTTGCTTATTGGAATGAAGTAGCAAATCTTAAAATGTTTGGTATAGATTTCTT